ATGGAGACCTTGTTAGGCTCCCAGCCAGCATCAATCCACGCTTGCCTGATCTGTGGATCCATAGGACCGTCACCAGTTAGGCGGGATTGTTGGTAGGCTTGGACACCACCAAAGGTCACGGCAGTACCGATAGCGATACGACCAGCCATCTCGAATTTAGCTTGCTCCAGGTCACCAGCAGTCTTGATACCGAACTTAGCGACGCTATCCAGGTTATCATAGGTAGCGTTGAAGATAGCCCGATCTTTGTCAAACAGTTGACCAAGCACAGGCATCTTGCGGACCTGATAACGGAGGTCGTTAACACCAGTCCGGGCAAACATGTACATAGGACGGGTCAATGGGTACCTGCCCATCACCTCATCCAGGTCTTTGTTGAAGCCTTGGAGAGGTTCCGTCAGGGTAGCCCGTTGGTACATGGACTCCAGAACTGCATCCTTAGAGAAGTCAATACGACCGTTACTATCTAACAGCTCATCATAGAACCGCTTGTCGTAACGCATCATCACTTCAGGCACGGAGTCGGTCAAAGCATCTGCTGCTTCGTCGTCGATTGCGGCGCGCCAGGCTCTGTTACGGGCACGGTAGCGAGCCATCAGAGGTCGCCAGGCGTCGTCAGAAGCCGTCATAATCGAGTTCGCATAGGTGAACATCGACGAGTTGTTCAGCTTGTAGCCAGCGTCCATAATGGCGAAGGCTGCCTTATCACCATAAGTTGCGTTCTCAGAGGTATTGATCCAAGCACCGAAGGCTTCCCACTGTTTCTTCTGTGCGGTCTTGTAAGGGAAACGGCTGCTAACAGCAGCAACGTCTTGCCGTAGATAGGCACCCACGTTCCGCCTGAAGATATCAAAGGACTCACCTAATGCCTGGTTCATGGCGTTAACCGAACCAAGGGAGGCACGAAGGGTGCGCTGAGCACGGACATTACCGAACATAGCAGGTAAAGCTGAGCCAACGATACCTTCAACGGAGTCAATATAAGCAGCAGAAGCAGTACCAAAGATAGCCTTCATAGGCGTCCTAGGTCCACTCAGCACGCTATTAACATAGACACCGCCCAATTCTTCAAAGACCAAGCCGTCTTGCTTGTTCTTCAGCTTGAACTTGAAGTATTCATCCAAGTCACCAAAGCTATGAATATCGTCCAGACCAGAGACTACCTCAGCAAAGGATCTCACCTGAGCATCGGTTGCGCCTTTATTCATCACGTTGGTGATGGCGTCAACACGGAAGTTGATAGAAGCTTGGGATTGTTCCAGGAATTCACCAGAGTTCTTAATCCACTTCTCATAGGTACCGTCACTGATAGCCTTGTGCAAAGCACGGGTACGTTCGACGTTACCAAGACCCACCTTGAGGCGGTCCATCAGGGTCTTCAGCGGACCATCCACATCAGAGAGGTCAGCAAAGTCTTGGATCTCCCGCATACCAACAGCGGTATCACGGACCTGAGAGAACAGTTCTGCGTTCACAAGGTCAGCAGCCACGATCTCCTTAGCCAGGAGCGTCTCCACACCGTCCACGTCAACCGTCTGTAAGGGCGCCCAAAACTCCTCTGCGGATATCCCGTCCAAATTACGGTTTACCACGGCTTGCTGGCGCTCGTAGGCGTATCTGAACATCTCCTGAGGATCCTGTGTAGGGTTGTCCCGCAGGAGCTTTGCAATACCATCATCACCGAGCAACTCTTTGGTCGTCCGATTCAGCATGATATCCAGGTTCTTGTCGTTGTGGATGATGGAGGTGATCTCATCAGGAGCAATGGAGGAAGCGGTAGAACCACGAGGGTTAGCTGCTTTCTGCTTAGCCTGTGTCAGACGCTCACTGACGGAGCCCTGTGAGAAGGCGTTGCCTTGCCAAGGGTCAGCCAGTGGCTTGTTCTTATAGCCACCAAACTCAGGAACAAAAGATGAGTCAAAGCCCATCTTAGCGTAGTCAGCGTCTAGCTGCTGTAGAGCCTTGGCTTGAACCTGTTGACCGCGTGATACCGCACCTTTACCAAGGAAGCGGTTACCAAAGGAGCGGGCAATAGCATCGCCAAACCCAGCCATACCAATGTTTTCAAAGGTATTGCGAAGGGTTCTCACTAAGGCTGTATCATCCTCTCCGTTAGACAACAGGGCACCAGCGGTGCTGTTCCTCAGGAAGGGAATGGTGTTAGTGATCTGTGTGGTAAGGGTATCACGCTTAGCGGAGTCCTCGTCTAGGAGTCCCTCCAACGTAGCCGTACCGATTGTGCCTGCTGCAGTAGACATAGGGAGACCAGCAGCACCGCCAGTGGCATAAATAGCACCACCGATAACAGCTGTCTTAGTGACCTCCGCCACCATCTCTCCCCACTTCGTTCGCTGCAGATCAGGATTAACTTCACCACCCAGATACTCAAGACCAGGAATAAGGTTGTAGGTTCCGGTCGGTTCATAGTAGCCTTTCTCCTCAACTTGTTTGTCGTAGGACCCGTCGAGCATGTCCTTAAGACGCTCGGGTGAGGTGGCTAGGGAGTGGAGACCTTTAGCTAGACCAACTGCAACTTCCTGTCCAAAGGCGTTGGCGTTGTCAGCAGCGTCGAAGTCTTTGACATCTTTCGTGCCAGAGAACTTCTCACGAAGGTCATTAAAGAAAGGAGTGTCAGGAGCAAACCCTTTAGGTACTACTGCCTCCTCCTCTTGTGCTCGCCGTGCTGCAGTCAGCTCGGCTTCGTCTTGAACCTCTTGAGGTTGTTCACCCTGTTTGGGTTGCTCCTCAGGTTCAGCCGTGTTGGCGGAAGCAGGAGGTCCGGGACGTGTCCCTTGCTCAATCTCCTGCTCCAGCTGTGGATTGTTCTGTTGTAGATAGGCGTTCTGGTCTTGCCGTACTTGCTCCATCTCCTGTTCTTGTAGTTCGGCTGTAGTCCGTAGGCTATCAGCGTCGAACCCTGGTACTTCGTTCATTAGTAGTTGCCAGAGAGTAGGTCTCGTGCATAGCCATAGCGGGCGCCTTCGTGACCGTAGCCCCAATATTGCCTGCTAGCTTTGCGTAGCTGAGCGTCTGTAGCGTTCGGGTTCATGAAGGTCGCATAAGCGCTAGGATTCCTCCTCTTCATTTCCCAGACCATAGCGTCCAGCTGTTCAATTGTGGAAGCATCACGGATAGATTTACCCAGATACTTCTCAATATTTCTTAGTCTAAAGTGGTTGCGTTGAGCGTCATCCATCCAGGAGACAAGACCACCGTTCCTGTCGGAACCGTCGCCCATCACTTCTCCCCAAGTGCGCTGACCATACCAGCCAGACTCTTGCATGATGTTACCTGCCAGGTAGGCGGCACCACGTTCAGGGAAACCCATACCTAAGACAAGGGAGAAACCTTGACCAAGGGTGGGTCGTTGTGCTGATCCGCGAGCAGGGACAGCAGTGTTGCCAGGAGCAATATAGCTGACCGGAGCGACAGCCCGTTGGAGGCGAGGAACAGTAGGTTTGAAGTTAATCAATTCCTGCGCGGCGGGACTGAGGGTTCCAGTCAGCTCTACTGCTTTGGGTACGGAACCGAGTTCAGGCTCACCAGCAGCACGTAGCTGAGCGTTCGCAAAGTCATAAGGTGTTAAGTATTTGTATGCGTTTGAAAGTCGTTTGTAGATGTGAGGGATGTCTCCCTTACCGGTATCACGGTATTTCTTGAGAGCGGCAAGGGAATCCTCAGTACCAGGGATAACTTGGGACTCATAGCCCTGAGGGTTAGCCTGAAGGAAGGCACGAGATTCGTCAAACTCTCGCTGCTGTGCTTGAGAGATAGAGACAGTAGGCTTCTGATTGTAGACTGTAACGCCTTCGGTTTTGATCTTAGGGTTAGTGAAGTTGAACCCATCCTCTACCGCCTTGTTAGCGCTCAGAACAGCTTGGGTAGGTGTCTGACCGTCTTGGATAGCCTCAGCATAAGCGGTGTTCCAGGCGGTCTCAGCGTTGTCGTACATGTTGTTCCACTCGCTGGTGCCTGTGTCTTCAACACCAAATTGGGAACCTGTCTTCTCATTTGTCCAGGTTCGAAGATTCCGATCACGTTTCTTGATGACCTCTTTGGAGGGAGCAAAGTTGGCATCTCCGTCACGAGCTTGGCTGTTGTATTTAGCCCGAGTAGCCACCGACATTCCATCAAGGTCAGCGGACGTGATGTAGCCTCCAGGGCGAGCCGCACGCTTCTGTCGGAGAATCTCTTCCTCTTGTACAACATCTGATTCCTCTTGGGTGACATAGGTATCGTAGAACTGCGGAGCTGGCTCACCAGTATCACGGGAGTAGTCCAACTTCATCTGAGCGATCTCGTAGTTGGTGAACTTAGCACCACCAGCGATAGCTGCTTTGAACTTGTCTTCGTATTGGATCTGAACAGCCCTCTTCTCCTGGTCCCGCCGTGAGAACGTCTCACTTTGAGCGTTGGAGAGAGCCTGTTCCAGACGACCCATCTCACGACCATAAGCACCGCCAAGAGTGGTCTTGTGTCCGTCGTTGCGGATAAACTCCTGGTTACGGATCTGTTGCAGTGCTGCTTCCCTGAGATGATAGGGAATGTTATCGTCAGCAAGGAACTGCTCTACGGTATCAAAGGCTCCCTTGCGGGCTCCCTTAAGACCAAGCTCTCCTTTGTTGAATTCGATGTAGTTCATCACGGATTGACCGGCGTTGCCGGACTCCATGCCTGCGTACATCTCATCCTTCTGTTGTTCCGCCCTGTCAGACTTAAGACGAGCAGCGTGTCCTGCTGCCCAGCTTTGCATCTGTTGTGCCTCGTAGGACCTCATCTGGTTGAAGAGGTATTTGTTGAGGAGCACAGGGTTCATGCCAGAGAACCGACCCAGGTAACCACGGCGGATCTGGGCTTCAACTGCAGCCCGTTCAGCCGGGTTAGCAGCGTTGTCATAGGTGACCTGTTTGCCGTTGATGTTGACAACGGTGGTCGCCTTAGCCTGTTCATAATAGGCAGGATACATGGCTCCGCCCTGCTGGGCAAGACCCATAGCGTAGCCGTATCCTCTCCATCCTCCCATGTCCCGGACTTGCTGTCCAGCGGAGGCGTTGCCTGATTGTTGTTCGACCTGGAAGCCAGCGTGCTGGAGCTCCGCGTTGGTCTTTACCATCTCAGCTTCCTGAGCGTTGAAGCCTTGTTGGACATCCATAGGGATGCCATCAACATAGGCTTGCATTAGACCCTCTTGCATCTCCTGTTCGTTCTGGCGTTTAGCCATATCGACGAAGGTGGTGTTGAGGGTCTCTGACAGCTTACCAATCTGCTGCCATTCTTTACCGACGTTACCGGCGGCTTTGATGTTACGGGCGTGGTTAGCCGCGTCCATATTCATGTAGCGCTCATAGGCGGCTACGTGACGTTGCTGCTCCTCCTTCATGTGAGGAACAATGGACGCGATCTGTCCCGTTTGATATGGCGTCGCCTGAGCGTACCCTTGGAATTCAGCCATTGTTAGTTATTGAACATTGAATATTGTCCCAGGTTAATGCCAGAGGTGAACGGGTTGGTTGTAGCACCGAAGTTGCCATAACCAGTGTTACCACCATAGCCAGTACCTGTGATGTAGTTAGTCATGTTGCCGCCGAAGGGATTGGAGGGACCTTGCATCCCTGCGCCACCCGTGCCGTAAGTGCCACCACCGCCTCCACCAGGAGGAGCCAGTGCTTGCATCTGATTGAAGCCTGAAGCCAATCCACCAAGAGCTGCTGCTGCAATACCCATACCCGAAGGTCCAGGCATCATAGTCGGAGCAGGTGGTGCGAGGTCAGGTTCAGGTCCGATAGCAACCTTAGTCCAGGCATTGTAGTTATCGTAGTAAGCTTGCTCACGGGCTTGACCCATGTTAACAAGACCTTGCCTACGGGAGGAAGCCAGGGAGGCTGCCTGAGCTGCGTTCTGTCGTCCCCAAGCTGCCATATTGGTAGCCTTGAGACGGTCTGTTGAGACACCTTTGGCGATGCCAGAGGCGTTCAGTGTGCCTGATGCCTTCAGCCGCTCAATCAGTGCAGCTTGGTTCTGGAACGCTGCTTTGTCAAGGATCTCATTCTGTTTAGATTGTTCGCCAGAGTACGCCATGTTGAGAGCCCGCGCGTTGCGGTCCACCTGCATGTCATATTCTTTGTTTTTCTGATCCCAGACTTGTAGAGTTTGTCTCCACTTCAGATTGCGGAGCTGAATCTGGTAATTATAGTTGCTGATGGCTGCGGCGTTCTGAGCATTAGCTTGAGCTGCTGCGGACTGATTCTGTCCGACCGCTCCTGCCACGCCCGCGCCAATCGAAGCCACCGCTCCAAGGACTGGTAAGCACACGGTAGAATTCTTTGAAGGTTAAGTTGTTTGGACCGTAGGTTACTTCCTTACCAAAGGTAAAGCCTAACCATTTGATCATCTTGACGTGGACGGTGTTCCTCGCATCAACGATGTTGTAAAGGAAAGGTTCGTTGAGGGAGTCAATCCACTGCTTAGCTTGTCGGACAAACTTGGTTTTGTAGTCGTCGATAGCGGGAGTGCAAAGCATCCAGATTTGTTTCTCGGGAGAGACACCTGCAATTCCGGCAATCCTGCCGTCGGGTGTTTTGAAGATAATAGTTCTCCCTCGCTTAGCGATGAACGGGATGAACTGGGTGGGTTCGAGACCGTAACCCTCAGTGCATTCACGAAAGTCAGGGTCTCGAAGATTGTCTGCGACGTAGTAAGCGTCGGCTGTTGTACATGGGTGGATGTATTCAGACACGTTGATAGAATTTTTGGGTGATGTTTCCTTCCCACTCCATCGAGTTAAAGATGGCGGGACTGGGATGTTGTGAAGTAATCCGAATAATTACGTGCTTATTCTTTTCGTACACAGGGATTGTTATGGTCCGTGTAGGTAGAAATGCAATTGAATCGGCTTTGTAGAAGTCTTGAATGGAGGACTCTAGCAGTTCTTCATAATCAGGTTTGCCTAACCTCTTGAGGGAGGTTGTAATGACTCCGATGTCCGCGAAGTTCATCTTGATTCGGGAGATCGTCAGGTAAGCACGGGTGTCAGAGGTAGAGGTGTTGTTCTCCAGCTTAGTCAGGTAGATCTGTGGCAGTTCAATCGCCATCGGAAAGTTATAGCCGATAGCCAAGTCTCCCTCAGTCCAGTCACCTTTGACAAAGAAGGAATCGTCACGCACCTCAACGGCGTCAGCGGAAGCGTAGCGACCCTCATTCTCGTTGAGACCAAACACAACCAGATCACCATCCTCTGCGAACGGGATAACCTGAGAGAACTCAGTCAGGTTAGTGGCAGCGTCGTAGGTCATAGACTCGCTAGTCACGCCAGCGTAGTAGTCCATATGAATCCTGTACTCTTCCTCAGTGAAGGTCGTTGTTCCTCTGCGCTGCTGTAAGTCAACAGAGCCGAGAACAACCTCACCACCGAATTCACTGACGATGTAGTAATCGTCGTTTACGATGCAGTGGTAAATCAAGTCACCAAGAATCTCCCACTTGTACCAACTAGACAAGGCTCGCTTGTCTCCAGTGTTGAAGTATCGGTAGGACCAGATGTCTTTGGTGCCAGGTTCCGCCGCGAAAACGACTTGGTTGTTCGAGCTTTCTGCTACAAGGTTCAGGTCTTTAGGGATCAGCGAACCAGCGGCTTTTGATTGCTCCACAATATCGGGCTGCGTATCTCGGGTGAGGTTGACCATCTCAAAGAACCGAGTATGAGTACCAGTAGAGCTAAAGAAACCAAGAGTTGTACCGAGGCTGATCGGAGGTGTTTTAGCATTAAAGTTGTAGTTCGATAGAGCCACAACCTTCACCGTCTGAGGCGCTAGTACGTCTGCATCATTGAAGAGCATATACTGTTGGTTCTCACCAAACAACACCAGACCACCGTTCTGACTGATGGCTTCGTACAAGACACTAGGTCTGTTGGAAGACACAGCCACGTCGATTGGATCATCATCCACAACCGTCTTAGCGGACTTACCGAAGAGGTTGAAGTATTCTCCAGCGCGAGACATAATAATGTTCTCGTCACTCAGGAAGACCAGTCTATCACGGTACCACAGGGAGGCGTTGATCGTAAGACCAAAGTTGAAGCCGGGCTGCGGAGCAAAGGATGGGCGTGGATTGGTTGTCTCATCACCTGCCTTGCGTGATTCCCACAGGTTGGGACCGACAAGGAAGTTAACAATGAGATCACCGTCTTCGTCAAGCTCAGTATCTGACAGTCGCAGCATACAGTGAGGCATGGTGTTACCATTCAAGGCATTATCGATGCCAGGTTTCGCACACTCTTCCCAGTAACCGTCACCATCGATGCCGTTGTTACCGTAAAAGCGGACGTAGTAATCATCCTCTTGGACGAAGGAGTTAGCGACCTTACAAATGTAGCCGTCCTTACAGGTCAAGGGAAGGTCAGCCACGTTGTTAACAGCAGTCAGGTTACCGCCCTCTCCGTCGTCTGTGGTAGTCACAGTCTGGAGGAGAAGTGGGTCACCACCGCTCACGTTGAAGGGATCATCGCGGGTGAGATAGATGCCGTTACCCATCGTAGAGATGGTGAAACCAGCGTTGAAGGCTTGGATCTGATTGACAAAGGAGTCAGCCAGGGTCTGCAGGTCAGGCGGTGTAGTGCCTGCTTGATAGGTTACCGTGCCGATGTCAACGGAGACCTGTGTAACCAGCGTCTCGTCAATAGACAGGATCATCTGCTGACCGCTGTTCATCGTGACAAACAACTTGTCGCCGGGTTCCCACCCGTTACCACCGTTAGTCAGGGTAGCAGCGGCAGCATAGATAGAAGACTCAGCACCAGTGTCAGGGTTGTTTACCGTCTGACAGGTAAGCTTGATAATGAAACCAAGACCAGTCTTAGTTCCATCAGTGCTGCTGATGTTTTCAAACTCAGTCTCCTCTTCATAGCCGCAGGCAGGAGTGTCCTCAGTGACGAGAACCTTTGGTCCCCAACCATCCATTGAGACGGAGATGACATCAGCTTTCTTTTGAGTCTGTTCTGGGTCGAACTCAGAAAGGACAACGGAATAAGTGTATTGACCTGCGAGTTGTTTGAATTCAATGAACGCTTCAGGAGGGCGGGCATCAGTAATAGAGCCCGACATCGTGACAGGGACTTTCCGATTGGTAAAGAAGGTGAAGTCGTTGATGGTGGTGACGTGCATATCCTCGTCGTTATCGTGGACGAGGTAGCCTTCAGCTTCGTTATCACCACACACCTGTTCAATCAGGGTGGTAGTGCCGTCCCTTGTGGAGAAACCGGCGAAACCAGATCGACCAAGGTCAAGGTCACCAAGGGCAATGAAGCTGTTGGTATAGCAGACATTCATCCGCTTACCAGTGCCAGCGTCCCACACACGAACACGTCCATCACGTGAGACCTGACCGATGTACTGTTCTAATCCAGTAGCAGCGTTTGTCTTGTGAATATGAAACCACTTACCGGTGCCGCCATCGATAACGCCAGGGAGCACACGTTGGAACTTCAACCCAGGACGCTTCAGGAGACCCTGTGAGACGTCTGGAATAACGTTTGTGGCTTCCCGTAGCTGACCGGGTAGTTTGAGCTCGTCAGCTTGATCTGAGACGCCTCCCAGGTAACGTGGAATCTTCTGGGTTACGGTGCTCATAATCTGCGAAGGGCTTTGAAGGGTTGATAAGAGAGGTAGTTGGACCCGTCTGGTAGACCGAACATGGTGTAGTCACCTTGGTTGCACTCGTTCTCCATGATGGTAGCACGGGCAATCTGTTTCTCCTGTTGGAGGAGGGAGACCAGTTCAGTGGATCCGACTAACTGAGAAGCAGCTCGGATAGAAGCACTGATAACCACGTAGCGTTGGAAGGCAGGAGGGATATCTTTATAAGCCCACGCCCAAACGATGTCAGCATCAAAGCCACGGTCGAATACATCAGTGTGTCCAATCTTGTCATAGACGTAACCGTTGCGACGAACGACATCCTTCTCACGCCAGTAGTAGTTGTAGCTGTAGTCCATCCGAAGGATGTTGTTGGGATACGGGATCCGCCCGTCAGCGTCAGGCTTCATCGGGTAGTGCCGTTCAGTGTTGAACGACCAACCTTCGTTAAGTAGGTCTACAAGACACTCCTCAATCAGGTCGGTGATCAGGGAGACCTCAGGGTTATCGTAATTGATTTCGGTAACTGGTGCTTGTCCTATCGCTGCCAGCACAGAGTTGACTGCGGATAGTTCTGTATCGAGATTTTCTGTGGTAGGAAACATAGGAAAAAAAGGGCGCCACAAGGACGCCCCGATAAAGATCAGGTACGAGTAATTGCACCTGGAGCAGCGTCAGACTCGACACCGGAATACGCAAAGCGCAGACCTTGGGTCACAGAGTAGACGTCAGAAGCAGCCACGGCAGAGCCATAGCCTTTAGAAGACTTAGCCACGGAGCTGCGAACAGCCGTGGTTTCAGTGGAGCTGAGGTCACCACCAGAGACGCTACCAGTGATAGCAGCGACCTGGGCAACCAGTTCAGCAGGAGTGCAGGTTCCGGCAACGCCGTTATCGCCTGCAGCGACAGAAAGGTTTGCCATTTATTAAGTCCAAGATTGGGGAAGAGTCGAAGCTTCGGTAGCGTTATCAGCAACACCACCAGACACCGTGCGTCCCACCTCTACAGGAGAGGGAGGGTTCAGGGTCTGGGATTCGACAGAGCCCACACCCGGATCGATAGAAACAACTTCAGAAGTACCAGGGTTAATCATTTTGGTACCTCCTCATCAAACAGCTTGCAGTTCGATAGCAGCGGCAGGGTTCAGCCAGTCAGCGCCCATCGCGAGGCGACCGATGATAAGGTCTCCTTGGTACATTGCCTTCACATCTCCACCCGTGGTTTGCACGGAAGGACCGATGGCTTGCACAACAGCAGCAGCGTCACGCTGATAGATCAGACCACAGTGTCCGGTGAAGTCACCGCTGTAATCGTTGTTCTCACCGTTAACGCGAGCAACGGTACCAGCATCGAAAGGCAGGTTGTTGCTACGACGGATCGAGATACCGGCGATCTCATAGAGACCAGCACCGCTGTTCATGTTACCTTGGCTGGCGCCGTAGTCACGGTTCAGGATGTTGGTATCGACCTGAGAGATCAGGGCGTAGTACTGGCGAGGGCTGAGGACAGCGGTACGACCAGCGGAGGGAACGTTCTTTTCGTCAAGGATCGAAGCAGCCTCAAAGAAGCTGTCAACAAGGGCTTGAGCGTTGAACTCGTTACCAGCACCCAGGTTGATCACAGAACCGCCGGGCTCAGGACCAGGAGCAGCAGTGATAGGGTGTGCCTGACGAGCAGACTGGGCGATCACACGGAACACCTTCTTGTCGTAGGCTTCTGCGAGAGCGTGACCAATCTTGTTGGAAATTTCGCTACGCAGGGAATAATGAGCCAGAGTCTCATCGAGATCGTACAGGAAAGCGGAGCTCACCAGCAGGTCGTCCATGAGAATGGTCTTCTCAGCCACGGGAGGATCACCCGAACCGAGGATAGGAGTGCCAGGCTCGTGGTAACCGGCTTGCATACGTCCAGTGTAGATGAACTGGAGACTCTTGCCGCCACGCAGGGAGCGGTTCTGCACAGTATCCTTAGCGATACAGGTGCTCTCATAGGCTTTGATCATCTCGCCGCTGAACAGCTTCAGGTACGTGGCGTACTTTGAGCCGGCAGCAACACTACCGTCAGGGTAGCCTTGCGAGAGAGCGAGTTGAGGGTTGGAGTTTAGGGAACCAACCGGAGTGGGACGCACATTGTTATCAGCTGCGCCGCCACCAATAATAGGAGCAGTCATTGCTAGAAGTAGTAATTAAAGAAGACTACTATTCGAATAGATAAAAATTTTTTGTGGTAAATTTTGAGTCCTTACCTAGACCGGTCAGGCAGGAGGTATCGCCGTAGCGGCTCTTGCCAATAGGTAAGGGAGGGTTTGCACCTCCCAATGCCGCTTTAACGGACTACCTTATCAATTACGCAGGGCGTTACAAGCCTGCTGACGAGCCCAGTACAGAGCTTCGTCGAAGGTGGTATCAGGCGTAGTTTCAGGGTAAGCAGGAATAAAGGAAGACGACATAGTGCCGTCGGTTTCTGCTGCTTTAGCAGAAGAATCAGTTACAGTAAGAGAAGTGTAAGCCATGATTAGCCGATCGAAGGAGCAGTAAGTGCTACAGCGGTGGTTTCTGCAGTTGCCAAATCAAGCGGGAAGTTGTGAGCATTCCGCTCGTGCATGACTTCGAAACCAAGGTTAGCTTGGTTCAGAACGTCAGCCCAAGTGCGGACAACACGTCCTTGGGAGTCCAGCAGGGACTGGTTAAAGTTAAAGCCGTTCAGGTTGAACGCCATGGTGCTCACGCCTAGCGCTGCGAACCAGATGCCGACGACAGGGAAAGCAGCAAGAAAGAAGTGAAGAGAACGACTGTTATTAAAGCTAGCATATTGCCAAAGGAGACGACCGAAGTAGCCGTGGGCTGCAACGATGTTATAGGTTTCCTCTTCCTGCCCAAACTTGTAGCCGTAGTTTAGCGACTCCTGTTCCGTCGTCTCACGTACAAGCGAAGACGTGACCAAGCTGCCGTGCATAGCAGAGAACAAGCTCCCACCAAACACGCCGGCAACGCCCAGCATATGAAAAGGATGCATGAGAATATTGTGCTCGGCTTGAAAAACGAGCATATAGTTAAACGTCCCGGATATCCCCAGAGGCATTGCATCTGAAAAAGAACCCTGCCCGAAAGGGTATACCAGGAAGACAGCTGACGCAGCAGCCACGGGCGCAGAGTAAGCAACAAAGATCCAAGGGCGCATTCCTAGTCGATAGCTAAGTTCCCACTCTCGTCCCATGTAAGCATAGAT